AGTAGCCCTGTACTCCGCCCATGCGCGAACCGTCAGCGCGTGAGGTCTCGTCAATGGCATTGATGGTAAGGGAATTGCCCTCAACCTGGATGGGATTGAAGAACGACAACAGGCTGCCAACCCCGAACATATTTTCCTGGATGCCTGCGGCAATCTGCGGAGGAACGAGATACCCGCCCTGTGAGGGCATGGCTTCGTTCAGCCCGGTTGCTTTCAGGGGTTTGAGACGCATGTCTTCTTGCCCAGGATAAGTAGCAGCCGTTTTCACTGCCTGGAAAAATTCTCCGGCGGTGAATGGGTTGCCTTTACTAGCGCGGTCGGCTTCGTCCTCGACAACATCAAAACCGGCTTTTATTTGCGGTTTCGATTCCTCGTACGATTTGATAGCCTTTTCCACCGCGCTTGATACAATGGCCTCTACGTCAATAGTAGGGTCTTTGATTTCTTCGGTCATAGTGACCTCCTCGGTGGTATTTTCCTGAAATAACGATTTGACAGGGACGGCAACGTTGCGGTATTCCGCTGGCTGTGTGGTTAGGCTTGCCTCTGCAATCGGCCAGGATTTGATCTCCCATGATTTACCGATTGACACACGCTCAACTAAATGACCAGCAGCACCAGTAGACCAGCCCAGCTTTCCAGCTTCAGCCAGTTTGTAGATTTGCTCCTCATACTCGTCTCGCATTTCAAGCTGTGCATCCAACCACGCACCAACATCATCAAACTTAACGCCTCCCTTGCCCAATTTCCGGTTTTTTATCACGCCGTCATAGCCATGATTATAGTAAACGGGTAACCGGTCACCCTCTTCGATGCCCAGGTCAGTCTCAGGAGTGAAGTAATCGCCAGTCAGGTCTACGTCTTTTGGGTTGCCCCAGCGGACGATGTACCCGCCAACTTTCCCTTCACCGAGAGCTTTGACTGCATCCCCGAAATAAACTAGGTTTTCGTCCATAAAACCTCCTCAAACAAACAAGCCAAACAGAACGCAAGTGCGCTTGTTCGGCTTCGTAACCACGAACCGCCAGGTCTTACCCGCTGCAGCAACCGCCGCCAACAGATAGCCTTGTTCGATTGTGTTAGTCCCTAAGTGCCTTCTTGACTGTTTCGTCCCATAAAGCCTTAATCTTGGTGACAGACTTATTCATTATGTGTGTCATTGTCCACCAGCGTCCCTTGTGCATCCATGCCTGTCTGTCAGGGTCAATAACGTATTTCGCATAGTTTAGGTTTGTGCCAAACTGCCCGATGGTCTGAGTACCAGAGCCGGCCACGCTGTAAACCGTAGGCTTGCCAGCCTTGCCGCCGCCTTCCATGACACCGAGGGATCGCCCCAGTGTCCCGGTTCTTGTGTAGCTCGACCCATGCGGTTTAGCAGGGTAGGGAAGGACATTCTCCCAAAATATCAAAAGGGAAGCCCACATTGCTTTATCAATGGCGGTTTTCAAACGCCCAGGATAACCGGCAAACTTGCGGATCATTCTGTCCATTCCCTCTACGTGTATCTCTATCATTCGCCCCTCAATATCCGCGCTATTTCGTCCGCTGCCTGCTCTACGTTGACCACCGGCTGCGCCCAGCAACGGCAATTAACATGAGCCGGTATCATTGCATCTAGGTCTTCAAGCGGATATTCCTTGTCGCCCCTGCCATAATCGCTGCATATAGGGCAGACTTTATCATCCTCAGCGGTCATATATTTGAACTTATCAACCATGCCGGACTCACGCCATGCCATTTGGTTTCCTTGTGCGTATAACCGAGTAACCTCTGTTACAGCTATCCTCTCAGCCCTCACCTTACTAAATGTGCCTTCCAGCACCGCTTTCAGGGTGTCTAACTTGTCCCCGGCTATCAGCCAGTTTGTGACCGCTTCTTGCACCGTCTCGCGAGTGGTGGTATTTATCCTGTGTAGCCATGTGTCGCGGTAAGTCCTCGCAAACTGTATTATTCTCTGGTTGACAGCATCCATGTTGACCTCTAACCCGGCAAGCAACAGCATCCCACCGTCTACTGCGTTCAAAAGTATGCTCACGAATGTCCCTGCTATCTCTTCCCAGAATTCCTCTTCTTCCAGCATCCAAAAGGTAATGTCATAGATAGACTTGACCCGATCGTCTTTCTGTATCTCTTTCAGTACCCGTTCAAACTGACCCGCAAGATAGGTTTCTATGATTCTGGTAAGTTTACGTTCGTCCTTGCGCCGCTGGTCATCATCCGGCGAATTGACCTTGTAAGCCCACACTTCGCCAACCCAGCGGGATGTGCCTCTCAAGTTGTCCAATACACCCGGATATTCCAGGATGGTGCGCTTGACTGCGGTCAAAAGCAGGTCATGCAAATCTGTCATACTAAAACCTCAACCGCCCGCGAAATTGCATCTGCTAGGTCTTTCATGTTCCCGGCCTCCTGGTGGCTCATGCTGAACACGGTTTCTATCTCGCGCTCAGTCTTGCAGTTGGGCAGGCTTTCACGTATCCGGCTGGCGATGTCCTCAGTCAAGGTCTTGCACACGAATGGGAAGTCTAAAGATTTCCCCTGCTTTAGCTTGCGGAAGGCAAAGGACTGCCACAGTTCTAATTCGCGAAGCTGCTCAATGGTGAGGACCGTCTTTTCCGGCTCGGTTTCCTTTTCCGGCTGGACAGGTTCGGGTTCTGGCGTGTTATACTTTTCGTCAAGTACATCGAATTCAATGTCGGGGGGAAGGTCAATGCCCACCACTTGGGCAGCGATGCTCGGTCTCATGCCAGCGTCAATATAAGCCTTGTACGCACTCGCCCGCTGTACTTCTTCCTCCTGCCCGTGTTCGGACAGTTCGGGACGGAATTCGAATCTCAAGCCTAATGGGTTGAATAGCTGACGGTTCATCTCGCCCTCAATGAAGTTAGCCCAGGGCATGACTGAATCCCTGAACCAGACGGCATATTCTACCTGTGCAGTGGCAAAGTTAGCAGAATTTGACAGGAGCAGCGATAACGGAATTCCGGCTGCCATTGCGATGTCCTCGACTTTCTCCTGCCTGAGTGTTGAGTCCTTGATGTTGTCAATGCCCTCACCGATAACATGAGGCTCTATGCTTTCGGCGTTGAATACTTTACCGAGGTACTTCGTCCATCCGTGTACAACCTTGTCCCAGATGTTTTCTATCTTCTCGCGTTCTGCGGGATTCGGCACACCCTTGACCATAAGCATAGTAGGCTTGATACCACCCCGCTGAAAGAAGGACTGAACGTAGTAATCAGAATAAAACAGTACCCCAGCCGCTGCCATGAGTGCCTGAAACTCCGTGTTCTTTGAGGGCAAAAGTTCTGTTGTGTGGTCCAACCGCCAGACGTAAAAGATGCGGTTTTCATCAAGGCCGTATTTCCGTTCCTCAGTCCCTAATACCCGCTTGAAGCCTACCAGTCCGCTTGCTTTATCCACTATCGGCTTGATGGTGGTGGGAACAATGTAGCGCATGTTCTTTATCGCCTTGTTTCCTTCCATGAAGCCATAAGCCTGGTTGGTCATGAATAAGGACAGGCGCCAAAGCCTGAGTAACTCCTTCGGGTTGGACAGGAATCCTACTTTGTTCTGCCAGGATTCAGAAGAATCAAAATCCTGCTCGCCCTTGATAATGGCAAACGGAATGTTGGCGATTGCGTCAGCGGACAGGTTCGCCACGCGGAATACCGGCGCAACGGTTGAATAATATGTCTCGGCCTGATTGGTTTTCTCGGGTTCGCCCGTGATGAAATTCCAGGCCGAATCCGGGTACTGCGGCAGGTCGATATTCTTGATCGTTTTCCCGTCAGTGTATAAGTACAATGTCTTGTTTGCCATAGCCCTCCTAGCTAACCAGCCAATTGTCGCCGGAACACCCGTTCCACGCGATTGCGAGGCTAACGACGCAATCATCATGGGCGCCATTTGGGGCGCCGTATGAAAACGATCCCGATGTGTTGCGCTTGCTCTCAAAGCTCAATAATTCACCTACCAAAATAGGATTGTTGATAATGCGGATTGTCCCGTGCTCGAATGCGGACTGTAAGTCTTGGATTATTTTCTGCTTGGTTGCGCTCGTCGTAGTGAACGGGATAATCCCCAGGCCTCTTTCCAGCATGTGATCAATGACAGGTCTGCCGATCGAATTAGACTCTATGACCATACTGAACAAGTCCCATTTCTCATACACCGCAGCCAGCCGGTCAATTAGCACCGGGTAATCCACACGGTTGAAGCGGTCAAAATAAACCATGTCCTTCGTCTCGGTATCAAGTATGGTCACAACCGTGTAATCAATGCTGGATGCAACGTCCACCCCGGCGATGTACTGCCTGCCCCGTATTGGCTCAGCAGGCTCAAGAACCGCCGCCTCCTGCACCCTGCGGAAGACCGACCCGTCCTGGTTGATAAAATCCGCAAGATACTCCTGCCTGAATATCAACTCTGGAAGGTCACGCCTGGCTGCCTCTATCTCTGACGGCAGTATGTACGGGTTGGCCGATGTCGGAAAGGTGAAGCTCGCCCAGCCTTCCTCGCCCGCTATTCCCTTTTGGTAATGTTCCCAGAACCAGTTACGAGACTTCGGCGTGCTTATAAATAACGCCTTGCCTAACCTGTCAGATAATGCCGGTCTGAGTGCTTCTGTCCATGCCTCTTTTTGCATGAATGCACATTCGTCAAGTACCGCAAAGTCTAACCCCTCACCTCGAAGACTGTCCGGGTTGTCAGCCGACCTGACCGCAACCATCCCGCCCCCGGGAAAGATAACCTCACGGTCAACTTTCTTTATCTGCACCCCCAGCGCAACCCCGGACTTGCGGATAGGTCGCCAGCCGACCTCTGACATTTTGTAAGTTGGTGCGACCCACCAGGCACGCCCGCCGGACATGGCAACCGCCAAACACTCCGCAGTCGCTAGCATGGTCTTGCCGAACCTTCGCCCCGCAGCAACCACCCTGAACCGTGATGGGTCGATGTGTATTGTGTACTGCGCAGGGTGCAGGTTAACTCGAATTTCAATCGGAATCACCGCCCACGATAACTTCTGCGAAGTCGATACTGTGCTGAACGTCGCCTGTAATCTCAATCGGGTTAGGCACTTTTCCGTAGGCTATTTCAAGAAATGCGATCCGCTGGCGAGGGTCTTTGCTTATGCTCATTTCCCGCAAGATCAGCTCCACCCGTGTCATCGCTGTCCTGCCATCAGAGGATGTGATTTTCTCAGAGGCTATCTGCTTAGCTAGTTTGCGCAGTGAAACAAAGTCAGCCGGTCTACCGTTTCGGTTGATTCTCTTATCGCCTGTCTTGAATGTTCCTGGTTTATCGCTCATCCTGTAAAAGTCCAGTTATTGCAGGTGTTCAATCTCAATGTCTGGGAACGCCGTCTGCATCCGCTCAAGGATTACGGCGCAATAATTTGGACTTATCTCAATCGCTCTGCATTTGCGGGATAGGTTCTGGCAAGCAACCATTGTTGTACCGGAACCACAGAAAGGCTCCCATAAAACGCCCGCAACTCTGGATACTAAATCTTGAATAAGCGGCAACGGCTTTATACTTCCGTGCCATCCGTCAACCTTTCCTTTTGTTTCGTTGCTCCAATTAGACGTGTAAGTATCATGCGCATAAGGTTCTGCTAAAATAAAAGAAGGTTCTCCAACCGATGAAACCAGGATGGCTTCAGACTTCTGAAGCCATCCTCGCCACGGATAGCAAACATCATTAGGTTTGTACATCCATATCATTCGCTCGAATTTATGACCTGCTTTTCTAATAGCATCCAACCAAACAGGAAATAATCTTGGTGACTGAAAATTTATAATCACGCCATTTTCAATCGGCATTACAGATAATACGCCTTCTAATAAATCCTGTAATCCCTCAGGGTCGTCATTCTCAATACCTTCCCTGTTTATTCCATAGGGAGAATCGGTTACACACGCCCCGCATAATTCGCCTTGCATCACCCTTTCAACATCCTCGCGCTTGGTCGAGTCACCGCAAAGTAGTTTATGCTCGCCAATCCTGTACAAGTCGCCCGTCTTAACCTGCCACTTCTCGTTCAGTTCCGCTGCACGGTCAATCTGCGGTTCAGCGTCAGCAGGTTCTTGCTTGCCGAACTCCAGCCCCTCCCGCTCCGCCAGTCCGTTCATCATCTCCTGCACCCGTGCGTCATCACTCTGCACCGCGTGAAGCAGGTCGTCAAGCTTCTGCTTGTCAGTTGCAGCCATAGCCGATAGCGGGTCAATGGTCGCAAGGATAAGAGATTCTTCCTCAGGTGTCAGGTCAACGTACACCGCCGGTATGGTCTTCTCGCCGTTCCGGGCTGCAACCTGGCAGCGCAGGTGTCCGTCTACGAGGTGGCCGGTCTGCTTGTTGATGATCACGTCCTGAACAAAGCCTACCTGAGACAGAACGCCCTCTAAGGCTTCCTGTTGTGCCTTCGGGTGTATACGCCAATTAGCCGGGTTGAAAAGTATCTCATCCAGCGGTTCATCGCCATGCCCGATTATTCGGTTTTTCCAGTCTGTCAAAACTTCTCCTTCGCCGGAATTGTCATGCTGTCGTACCAATCCAGGAACGGGTCCCCGTACTTCTCATACTGTCGCCAGTAGAACGCGCCCCTTGCCTCGTACCCTCCCGCGTGTTCGTGACACCGTCTGCACAGCCATTCCAGGTTATACGGATTGTCCCTCTCCGGGTGACGCTTGCTCCGTCTGAGTAGCGCGTGGTGCCGGTCTGTCGCAGGTCGTCCGCAACGCTCGCAGGCTACCGTTCCCATACCACCTGTGTCAGCAGGCACATTGTCGCCCAAGTCCACAGCACCGCTCTGTCGCACATCGCAGCCTGGTAGATAAGGTACTCCGCGTACAGGGTCATGCGTCACCAATTCTTGTAATTGACGGTTGATTCCAGACCAACCAGGTTTCCAACGTGACGCGGATCTCTCCATGCCCTTCGTCTTGCCTTATGTAATGCGCGCTTCCAGTATTTCCCGGAATGAGGGCTAAGCCATTTGAGGTGGTAGTGCGGTCCTGACCTGAAACGAAATCCCATGTCACTCGGATTTCCTCAACTGGAATACCTGATTCTCCAGTTCCTTGATCCGCTTCCGCAGGCTCTCGTTCTCACGCCGTATCTTGACCATCTCGGACTCCTGCTGGGACAACTGCTCGCGCAGGGAGCGGTTTTCGTCCTCTAATTTATC